TGGGAATGGAGATTTTCTAATCCTTGGATTCCTGATTCTGGTGTTCACGCTTGGTGGCAGAAATCGGACCAAAAACATTGGTTCGTTAAATGCCGGAAATGTAGAAAAGAACAGTATTTAAGATTTCCGGACAACATTGATTTTGATAAAAAATTAAAAGTCTGCGCTAAATGCCATCACCCATTTACGCCTGAAGATTTAATCAAGGGTCGGTGGGTTAATAAATATAATAACCGCAAAATTAGTGGCTACTGGATTTCCCAGATGTTTGTTCCTTGGATCTCGGCTGAAAAGATTATAGAGGATTCTGAGGGCGACCCAGAGATTTTCCATAACTTCACTTTAGGATTGCCTTTCATCAGCAAAGAAACTGGTGTTGATAGAAAAACAATTCTTGCCTGCCTTTCTCCGGGACGTAATCCTCGTACCAATGTTGCCATCGGGGTTGATAATGGAGTTGAAAAGCACTATGTAGCTGGTAATAAGCAAGGGATATTCGAGATTGGGGTTACTAAAGATTGGCAAGACATTGAAGATTTGCGCAATAGGTATAAGGCTGTAATGGTTATTGATGCCTTGCCCTATCCTAACCCTCCCCGTAAATTGGCTGAGAAATATCTAGGCAAGGTTTATATTCATTATTATCGACCGGACACAAAAAGAATTGGGATTGTCCGGTGGGATGATGAAGTGGTGAGGTCAGATCGCACTAAGGTCATTGACGCTGTAGTGGGTGATTTTAATTCAAAAGATATTACGATTAACATGACCGAACACCAATTAGAAGATTTTATTTATCACTGGGGAAATCTTTACCGCATAATTAAACTAACACCACAGGGAATCAGAAAGCCATATTGGGAAAAGAAAGAAGATAAACCTACCCACTTTGCCCATGCCACAGTATTGTGGACAATCGCTTTGGAACAAACTAGAGGCTTGGGAAGAATTATAACTCCCGAAGGGCCAAGAAAAAAAGGCAAGCATCCTGTAATTAGTCCTGATCAAACTGTTCCCGCCCTTAATTTGAAAGAAGTAGTTAAAAGAGCGGCTAAAAAAGTACGCAGAAGATGGCAACCGGCATAAAAATACACGAAAATACTCCCGATGATGCTCTAATTCCTCTCAGAAAAAGTAGGGAGGGTGAGTGTGTTACTATCTTTTTTGCGCCACTTAAACTAGGGGAAGTAAGAGATTTCCGATGTTTAGATTGTGGGAGACTTTTATTTCAATATGAATTCTCAGTTAGTTTAATCGTAGTTTCGCCAGATACTCCTAGAGATAAAGGCTCTGTTAATGTTCAGTGTCCCCGTTGTAAACTGATGCATCGTCTCCTGTGGTAAAATAAAGATATGGATATTCCCAGCGCAACTGATACTTTAGCTGATGAAGAAGCTCGAGAAGAAATTTTTTCAAGAGCCGATGCTCTTTCTGTTTCTTTAGATGAGAAAAAGATTAAAAAAGTCATTGGTAAGAGAATAGAGCAAGGAGAAACCTTTTGGAATAAAAAACTCAAACTTAAACAGGTTCGGAGAGAGAATGAAAAGCGTTATCTGAATAAAAACCTTGAAGTAGCTGGCGAGGATCTTTATGACTTTGAGACTGATTATCGAGATAATAGAATCTTCGTTTCCGTCGAAACTTTAGCTTCTAATGTTGTTGCCAAAATTCCTGTCCCAGAAGTAATTGAAGCCCAAGATACTGATGCTTCCAGAGAGCTTGCTAGTAATTTTGGGAAAGTTTTATATAGGAAAGCTGAAGATTTATTCTTAAAAGGAAAATTTCAAATGGTTGCTCGCCATCTTTTAATAGGTTATCGGGGTGGATTTATTAAAGTTGGTTGGGATTCTAACGCTGGGAGGCTTAAATCGGATTTCTCTCATACTGGAGATGTTTTTGTTAATTATGTTAGGCCCCATAAGATTATTATTGACGAAGGGGCAGAAGATCCTGACGATATTCCTCTAATTGCTGAATATAGGACTAATACTGTTGAGGAATTGGGCTTTTTATTTCCAGACAAGAAAGATGATCTTATTGAGAAAATTGGAGCAGCAAAGGGCGGAGAAACTCATATTGGCATGGGGACTAAAATTACTTATCCCGAAGTTTGGTTTTCGTTCTTTGATGACGAGGGGAATAAATTGGAAGGTCTTTGTTGGAAATATGAGGACATAATTTTGGACTATGGACTTAATCCCAATTTTAATTATAATGGCGACCCCACTAAGACTAACTTTCTTGATAGACCACGAAAGCCTTATATCTTCTTTAACTTCTTGAGAATTGGCCGGTGGGCGTTTGATGATACCTCTCTGACCGAGCAGGCAGCAAGCCAGCAGGACATTCTTGAAAAACGAGGGAGACAGATTGTTTTCAATGCTGATCAGGCTCATTCTAGCGTGGTTTTTAACACAAAACTAGTACGTGCCTCAGATGCTCAGAAATATGCCAATGATCCTAGGCAAGTAATTCTTTCTAAGGGTGATGTTCGAGAAGCCTTTGCCCGCACCGCGCCAGCCCAGCTTCCTAAATATGTTTTAGAAGATAAATTTGACGCTAGGCGTGAAATTGATAATATTATGGGAACTCACGCTCCGTTAAGAGGAGAAAAAACTGAAGCCCCAACTTTGGGTCAAGAAGTTCTTTCTCAGCGTTCAGATATAGGAAGGCAAATAACTTTATCTGAGGCAATGGAAAAAGGGGCGCTTGGAGTTTTTGGGCAGATTACTCAACTCTTAAAGGTTTTTGCCGAAGAAGAACACATGGTTAAATATGTGGGAAAAGAACCGGGTCGTACAACTTTTATCAGATTTTCAAGAGATAAAATTGAAGATGGTATTGAGATTCGAGTTGGAGCTGGTTCTATGAAAGCTGATGATAAACTTGCTGACCGCGCCGAAGCAGTTGAACTTGCTAAGGTTGGTTGGCTTGATGGATTAACTTTCTTTGAAAAATGGCACGTTCCTAATCCAAGAGCGATGGCGAAGAGATGGTTTTATAGTAAATTTATGCCTGACAGATATGCTCAGGAGGTTTTAGAGATTGGAATGGCTGGTGGAGAGCGAGATGCAATGCAAACTATTCAAAGAATTAACTCTGGAGAAAGCGTTCGGCCAAAGGAAAATCCGACTAAAGAGTATATTGCTTATTATAAACAATTTTTAGGCTCTCCTGACTTTAAAAAGCTTGATCCAGAAGTCCGAGCGCTTCACGCAACACACATTAAGGGGACGATAGAGGGCGCTAAGGGTGAATTAGGAGAAAAATCAAAGGAAAAGCCCAAAGAAACCGAAAAGGGAGGTATATTTAGTAAGCTTTTTCGTCGGTGATATAATAGAAATATGCCAGTAACAGTAAGAAAAGTAGATGGTTATAGAGTTAGCACGCCCGGTGGAGTAAAGGCTAAGAATACTACTGCCAAAAAAGCGATGGCGCAGAGAAGGCTTCTCCAAATGGTTAAACATGGAGGAAAGCCTACCGGCAAAAAGAAAAGTAAAATTTCAGATAAAGCAGTTCGTAAATTTGTAATGGCAAGACGAGCACAAAAGAAAAAAACTTGACTACTTGACAAGTCTGTTATATAATACCAACCAGAGGTCAATGAACCCGCGAAAGCGGGTTTTTTTATTTAAAAAAAATGAATTTTACCGAACGAGTAACCTCAGTAACGCAAGACGAATTGCTTCCGTCAGTTGTTGACGCTGTTCTTGGCGACAACTGGATCACCTTTAGACTTGTTTCCAACGCTAAGAAATGGAGTGGTGAGCAATTAAAGCGACCAATTAAGATCGCTAAATCTACTCTTGGTGGGCCTTTCTCTGGTTTGGACACTCACGACACTTCTACAGTTGAAACCCGTGTGCGAATGGCTTATAGCCCAAAGGGTTATACGAAACCATGTGTTATTCCCGGAATTGAAAAAGCAGTTAACCGAACTCCAGCTCAAGTTATTAACCTTGTGCGGGTTGAGCTTGAATCGGTTCAGGAAGATGCTTTGGATGACCTTGGCGATATATTTTATGATGATGGAACCAGCATTAGTGGTAAAGCCTTTGAGGGATGGGACAACTTAATTGATGACGGAACTACGGCTTCTTCAATCGGTGGATTACTTCGAGCTACTTATGACCCTTATCTTGATTCTACCCGAACCGCTTCTGGCGGAACAATGACCCAAACTAAAATTGCTACTTTGATTTCTGCTGTTTCTGCTGGTTCGTCTAATAGGCTTCGCCCATCGGTTCTTGCTTCTAATCAAACCGTTTGGGATTTGTATGAATCGATGTTAACCCCAATGGTAAGAGCAAACTATGAATCATTTGGTTTGCCTTTGATGACCCGGCAATCAAAAGCTCCGGTTCGAGGAGCGGAATTAAAGGGTGCTTTAGGGTATTTGGCTCTTACTTTCCGAGGAATTCCTTGGATTGCTGATGAAAAATGTACTGCTCAAACCCTTTGGGCAGTTAATGAGAATTATATTTTTTGGTATGGGCTTAAAGACCCTGATCTTAAACAGATTAGCCTTGGAAGTGCCGATATTGAAGGACCATACTCAGAAGCACCATCAAAGAATGTCGGTTTTCAATGGACAGGATTTATGAGGCCAACCAATCAATATGGTGAAGTAGCACACATTTATCTTTTAGGCAATCATGTTAACTGGAATCCTAGGAGATCTGGAAGATTAGAGGACATTACAGGAGTTTAATAAGAAATACATGAAATACTCAAGTTTACCCGGAATTTTTGAAGGCAACCCTTATGAGATGCATCGTTATCAAAGGCATCAATTAGGGGCGAAGTTATATGCTTCCAATGGTGATATTTACCGCTACGCCTATGGTGGAGCAACGACCGGAACTGACTTTGTTGCCGGTAAGCTTTATGTTGCTCAAGCAAATGTAN